AAAGCAGCACCTGCGGGTGGATGTTGATGACGATGATGCATTGATCGGCTCGCTGATTACGGCAGCCCGGCAGGCAGCCGAGACTCGCACCGGCAGGCAGTTGATGACTGCCCGCTGGAAGCTGGTGCTCGACGCCTTTCCGGGTTCTTTGGCCAATCATGTTCCATCCGATGCTTCCTTTAGCTTGCCTGGTCACGCAATCCTTCTTGACAAATGCCCAGTGCAGTCATTGGTCAGCATCGAGTACCTTGACATGAATGGCAGCCCTCAGGTGATGCCGCCTGGGGATTACGTCTTGGACGCTGCATGCGAGCCTGCGCGACTCACCCCGGTATTTGGTAAGACTTGGCCCCCGACTCTCCCACAGATTGGCTCTGTGATCGTCACCTTTGACGCAGGATACGGCGCAGGCTCCTCTGTGCCCGAGGGAATTAAGAGTTGGATCAAGTTGCGTGTGGGAAGTCTCTACGGACATCGTGAGGAAATGGCAGTGCTAACGCGCGGTCGTATCGACTCATTGTCATTTGTAGATGGACTTTTAGACGGTTACCGCGTGAGCGTTGTATGAGCTTAATCAGTGCAGGTCAGATGAGCCAGCGTGTTCGCATTCAGCAGCCCACTGTTGCAAAGGATGCATTGGGTGCGCCGACACAGACCTGGAGCGATATAGCGACTGTCTGGGCTGATATCCAACCGATATCAGGGCGCGAGGCACGAATTGCAGATCGTATAGCTGCGGTGGTGAGTCATCAAATTACTGTGCGTTACAGATCCGAGTTCAACGACCCCAAAAGCGTTTCACAAATGCGAGTTCTGTTTCGAGATCGTATTTTTTCAATCCATGCTGCCCTTAATGAAGACGAGGCCAATGTCTCGATCATGCTTTTGGCAAGTGAAGGGGCGCGCAATGGCTAAAGTTGAAACAGTTCGCATTGAAGGACTGGCACAACTTGATCGTGCACTTCGCGAACTGCCTGACCGTGTTGCTAATCGAGGGCTCAGGGCATCGGTTTACGCAGGAGCAAAGGTCATACGTGATGAGGCGCGTGCTCAGGCTCCAAAAGCTGCGCAGTCGCTTGGCTCTAAGCAACCACCACCCGGAACGCTCAAGCGTTCGGTGATCATGAAGCACGTTCGCGAGCTATCTGGTGGGGGTCGCCAGACCTTTTATGTTTTGGTGCGCCACGGTAAAAAGTACCGCAATCAGGGCAAGCGAGGGAACCTATCGCAAGATGCTTGGTATTGGCGCTTTGTTGAATTCGGTACTCGCAAGATGGCGGCTCGTCCATTTCTGCGTCCGGCACTGGAATCTCGACGTCGCCAAGCCGTTGATGCCATTAAGCAGCGACTGACCCAGCGCATCGAGATAGAAGCGCGAGCCTTGAATGGTCGATAACGATGCAGGACTTCTATGACGCGATCAAACATCTGGCCGCTGGGCAGGTGTACGCCATCGTTGCACCTGCGGGTGCTCAGTATCCGACGCTTGTTTACACCCCTATTGATCAGTCAAACGTTGCGTCGCTTGACGGACCAAACCAGCTGCGGCGCTCGCGAGTGCAAGTCGATGCGTACGCACTAACGCTGGTCGCTTGCGAACAACTGCAAGAGCAGGTCCTTGCGGCATTGCTAGCCAGTATCAAAACGGTGGCCGATGTACGCATGGGCCTTACCGATTTCGACGATGAAGCCGGTACTTACCGGATATCCGTGGACTTCACCTACTACCGGTAACGGTGGTCAGGTTGTCTTTTCATTTTTTTATGGAGGCCTTTTATGCCTAGTACTGCCATCACCGCGCAGGGCATCACCATTGCCCGGTTTGGAACCACAACCTTTGAGACCATCCCCAACGTAGTCTCCTTTCAGGGGCCTGGGGGTCAAGCCTCAGTTATTGACGTCACCAATCTTGCTTCAACAGCCAAAGAGAAGAGAGTCGGTCTTCGCGATGAAGGTCAACTCTCACTGAGCCTGCACTTCAATCCTGACGACACGGTCCATCAGGGCCTTCGTACAGATCGAGCCAATCGCGTGCGCCGCCAGTTCAAGATCACCTTCACCGACACCACGCCCGCTGCGACATGGACTTTCTACGGCTACGTTACACAGTTCAGTGTTCAAGGTGGTGTGGATGCTGTTGTTGAAGCCAGCGTCACGATCGAAATCGATGGCGACATCACGGAGGCATAAAGACTATGAATATTTTGACCAAAGAAGCCATCCTTGCAGCCGATGATCTGCCGCGCGAAACAGTCCTCGTACCTGAGTGGGGCGGAGACGTCTACGTCCGCACCATGAGCGGTACGGACCGCGATGCCTTTGAGAGCAGCCTTATTGCTCGCGATGGTGCAAAGGATGGTCGTATGGAAAACGTTCGAGCCAGACTTGTTGCTCTAACCCTTTGCGATGCGACGGGCAGCCGTCTTTTTGAAGATGGCGAAATTGTTGCGCTTGGCCGAAAAAGTGCTCGTGCACTAGACAGGGTTTTCGCTGTTGCTCAGCGTCTAAACGGTATCGGTATCGAGCAGGCTGAATCAGCAAAAAAGGACTAAAGGCCAATCCCACTCGTCGCTTCGCTTTTCGCTTGGCGCTTGCGCTGGGCATGCCGGTTCGTGAGCTATTGCAGCGGATCGGATCAGACGAGATCACCGAGTGGATGGCCTTTTATCAACTGGAACCCTTTGGCGACATGCGGGCTGATTTGAGAAGTGGTGTGATTGCGTCAACTTTTGCCAATGCCAACCGTACCAAGCACGCACGTCCTTTTACGCCAGAAGATTTCATGCCATTTATCGACCGACCCGAGCCAATTGATGAGGCCCGATTGAACGTCGCTCGTCTTAAGTCAATGTTTGCACACAGGGTCAAAAAGCATGGCTGATCTTGGCTCACTTGTCGTAAAGCTTTCGGCGGAAACCTCTGAGTTTCGTGCCGATCTAGGACGGACGGCGCGACTTTTAGATCGACATGCCAATGACATGAAGACCTCGCTGCAGCAGGTCTCATCCATTGCCAGGACAACCTTTGCGGTAGCGATAGGTGCGACTTCTGTTGCCGCCTTGAGAGACTTTGTTAGTCAGACCATCGAGGCCGCTGCGGCTCTTCAGGGTCTTTCAGAGCAGACAGGCGCAAGTGCTGCGGCCCTTTCAGGCTTTGCACCCGTGGCCACTATTTCAGGCACGGCTATGGAGGCAATTGGCGGCAATCTCGCCAAACTCTCCAAAGGCTTGGCAGGTGTTGATGATGAGACTGCTGGGGCAACGAAGGCGCTGCAGTTTTTAGGTATTCGCGCAAAAGAAGCCAGTGGAACTTTGCGTGATCCTGCAGAGGTCATGAATGATGTCGCGCTCAAATTGGCGGAGTTTGAGGACGGTGCTGGAAAAACCGCTATTGCAATGGAACTCTTTGGAAAGTCGGGGGCCACCATGCTCCCGTTCCTTAAAGATTTGGCTGAAAACCAAGACCTAAACATTCGCTTAACGGCTAAGCAAATTGAGGAGGCAGACAACGCCTCCAAGGCAATGGGCCGCATGAGAGCAGAGTCGAATTTCGTTGCTCAGACTTTGGTGACAGCGGCAATTCCTTCAATGTCCGTTTTGACACAAGAACTCAAGCGTGTTTTTCTGGGAACAGATAACGCAGTTGAGGGAATTCAGCGCATGCGCGCTGAAGGTACGCTGACCAACTGGGCAGAGAAAACGGCCTATGCGATTGCCGTCGTTATTGATGCACTTCGAGGTATTGGCCACACAATCAAATCGGTCATCGGCAGCTTTTCTGCTGTTTGGGCTGATATTGAATTGGCGGGAACATTCTTGGCGGGGGGTAAAGGGCTCAATCCTTTTTCAGATGAAAACCGTTCTCGCTTGCAGGCCGCGCTTGAAAAGCGAAATGCCATCGTGGCGCAGTCCAACCAGAACTACGTTGAGCTCTGGGATATGCCGCTTTTGGCAGATGCGGTAACTAAACGATTTGACGAGATCCGCAAAGGTACGGAGGCTTCCAACGCAGCCACTCAGGCAGCCGCTCCCAGAAAGCAGTTGAATTACAGCACTGCGACCGGCGCTGTTTCGGCCAAT